AAGATATTAGCTTTCAACTTGTTGTTGAGTCTATTGGATTTACATTAAGCTCTCCAACTATCCCAGAAGCCTATGAAAACAAAAAGTGGAATCTTGCGATAAGAATAAAAGATAAAAAATTTGACAAGAGTGGAAGAATTTTTAACGACGCAAATGTACCATATACGCTAGAATTCTACGGTGTTAGTACCTACGCTGGATATATCGACGATAGCTTTAGTGTATCGGCAGATATCACGGCAGAACAAGCATCCAACATGATATCTGCGAGAAAGCGTATCTACGGTGGAGCGCACTACGACAACTTTACCGGCTCGCTATTACAACAAACCGATGTCAAGCTTTCAAATATTAAATTCTGGTACGACTACTTAAACGATGAGGAAATTACTGCTCATTCTTTAGACCCTCTATCCTATGGAGTCGAGAACCCACAAAATATTGCATATTTTCAAAGTACTTCGTCATATTCTAGCGCAGTATCTAGAATAGAAACGTTGGCTTTGCATTGGAATTTTGCCAATGTTAGCTCTAGCGACGATAATGGACAGTTTTCCGTATTAGACAATAGCTCTGGTGATGTCGACCTATCGACCAGATCATCTATCTTTAACTCAATTAATAAAAAACATACCGGCCTTGGACGTAATTTTATTGCAAATAGCAAAAGTATTGTTGACAGTGACTATATTTTTAGAAATAAAAAAACACTACCAGAATATATTAATAGCGACGAGCTAATCCAAGTATTAGAAGAGGATACTATATCGTTAAAGAAATCTCCCAAACCAACGGTTTATTACTATAAGTTTGAAAAGAACATGTATCAAACAATTTCAGAAGAAATGCTAAATATGTTCTCGGATGTATCTAAATTTGCAAATGTTTTTGCAAAACCAATAGATGCTTTGAAGTATTCTTATGATGATCTAGAGCATATTCGAGGACTATTTTTTGATAAAGTAAATAATAAACCGGATATAGAAAAATTTATTGAATTCTATAAATGGATTGACTCTTCTATAACAGACAGCCTACAACAATTAGTGCCAGCTACAGCAAGAGTTTCAAAAACTCTTTCAAACACAGTCGAAAGTCACATATTTGAAAGAAATAAAATAAACAATCGTGGTTGGCTCGTAAAAACAAACGATAGATATAAAAATATAATCGCTAGACCTACCAAGAGAGATAACTGGGTAGACGAGAAGGCTCCGACATCGCCAGCAGGCGGGAACTGGTACAAAAAAAGAGCAATCAGAACAGATGCTGTGGACGGAGTAAATACTCCTGGCCGTCCAGACATTGATGCTCAAAGAGAATTAATTCGTAAGGCGATGTATGTTAAACCTTTAAGCGATGGCAAGTACGTTTATGATTCAGTTGGAAATGAAATTCCAAGCTATAAATATTCAACTGGCGATGCCAGTGTACCGGTTCTATCACTTACTTCAAGCCTAAATGATATAATTTCTGATTCTATTACACCGGCAAATATATATCCAAAAATTAAAAATTACTCTTTAGCGTATCAAAATATTGTAATAAATGGAAGCGCAGCAAATAATAGAATCGGGCTAAATGTTGGTAACTCTGTAGCGAAACTTCTAACCTTTCCGCTTAACTCTGATATTACCGGCTCTGCTGCGCCGATAAAGAAAACATATAAAACAATTTTCATTAGTAGATTCTCTGCGCCTGGTGAAAGAAAAACGCAGACTCTTGCGTTCTTAGACCCTGCCGGTAGCGAATATTCTGCTTATACAAATGTAAATGCTAGAAATTTAGATGTTCGCACTCCATACAACAAACTACTATCGAACACTTCAAGTATTGATACAGTCGCGCCTTCAATTCATAAAGTTAATAAAAATCCATCATATGCTTCTTCAAAAATTACATATGATAACTGGTTCGTACAACATCAAATTCCAAGAAGCGATAAGCAATATGCTTGGATAAAAAATTCCATTATAACAGCAACTACGGGAACAGGATATATGTTCCCAAATTCTCCAAATATTGATGCAACAAGTGAAATAGCTTTTTCTACTGGTACTATTGGTGCCAACGGCTACATAGATTATGTTGGTACTAATCTTGTAATACAAACATCGGTAGATACCTCAAGTAACACGATAGGGCCAGCCTCATCGTTAACTGGGACGCTGCTAAACAACTATCTCTTAAACATGAATGGTCCATATGGAGCGCCATCTTGGAAACAATCTCGCGTTGCAAATAATCCATTAATGATATTAGATAGAAAAAACAATATTATTACCGTACAAGATGGAGATGCGCAAACAACATCTGCATTTAGAGAATCGCCAGTTCAATATAATTTCGAAACACAAGTTCTACTATATGACTCTAAGAACAAAAAAATGTATCCTTATGTATTAGAAGTAGAAAATAGTCGAGATACGTTTGCAAACAAGGATTTATTAAGTAAACTTAATTTAGCAGACTATGATTACGTATACGATTTAGAGAAAACAGCACCAACTTACAAAAAAATTAAAGATATGGTATTTTTGATACCAGAGCAGTATAAACTTATCAGATCTATGCATAAACAGGTGCTATTCCCAAACAAATCCCTATTAGGATTAAAAGAGTCGCGTAATAAACCAAATTATACAGAAGCTTCTGGTACTGGCTCTAATGGATACGACCGTAATGTTGCCACAATAAGAAGCTTCTGGCGCGATACAGCCACAAATAGATTAAGAACAATTGGAGCAGTAAGCGGAGCAGTAAACAGCTTAAATTATTTCTTCGTAACGCCACAAGGAAATAATAATATTTCAGTCGCTAATAAGTCTCTATGCTCAAATATAACATTACTATCTGACTCAGTTTCCATTACTTCTTCCTATTCTAAGGATAGAAAATATAACAGCTTTTGGGCACAAGACACAAACATAGAAGCATCGACCTCATCACTTCCGACAAGCTATGGAAGTAATGTATCTATGAGTGTCAATTATAGTTCTGTAACTTTTGGAGAATTAGGATCATACCCAGAATATTATATCTTAAATAATATATTAAGTCAGTCTGGATATGTAACAACCGGTAGTATAAATACTAACTTTGGATTAATAACAAATTATTATTTTAATTACAATAATACAACAGGTTCTATTGCTAGTGGGATACAAGTATCTGATCGATATATTCCAAAGCCACAATTTTTATTTATAAATCACAAGTCTTCTCTTCAGTATAATACTTCTTCAAACGATGTATTTTTATTTACACTTAATAATGGAACGAAATATTTGACAGATGTACTATCAAATAATAAACCGTGGTTTGACTCATATGATGATTTCTCATCTGATTTTAGAACTATAGGCAAAAACTACTCGATCATACCAGAATATAAAATTTCAAATAACATGGAGTATTACATTAAAGAGAAGAATGGATATTTTTCTACTGCTCCAAAAAATTATCTAGATATAGATGGAGCCAGCGCGTATTCAAACACTTCAAATATATTTAATAAGTTTGTATTGGATAGCGGAGAATCTAAAAAAGTCAAAATAAAAGTAAACGCAATAAAGAAACTTCTACCATACAAGGGTTTTTATCCATCAGAGAGAAGTACGCAAATAGTTGAATTGTTCCAAGACTCATTCTTTGGACTAACGCCAGAACAAATGACGTTTGGGGCAAATACGATGTCTCCAAGCGGTTCCGCTTCTTCAAGTTATTTACAAAACAAGCTTACGCCGTTTGATCAGCAAGTTTCGACAATAATACAGCCGCTATTTGCGCCAGGTATTCTCTACAATACAATCAAAGCAGGTATGGCTGTCGATTGGCCTGTTATGTTAAGAACGGATGTTGATTATGATAGTGCGGCAGCTCCAAGCTTCTACGAAACAGTAAAGGGAGGAGCTTTAGCTGGTGAATATATGTATCAAATGACAGGTACATTTGATCATAGAATTCAGTTTGAAGATATTTTAAATATTGAAACCATTATACCGCAGAACTTTAAAAATAAAAACTTATACTATCTAAATCCAACATATTATAATGGTGATATTGGAGGGTATACAAGCGGATCCCTAAATACTCTTTATAATTCTGGCTTGAAATATCCTTCTTATCAAGTAAATTATAAATATAATAATATAAATCCGTCTTGGACTTCTAAGAACGCATTATATTCTTTAGGTATACATAATTATTTAGCAGAAATTCCAACTTTCTTCCTAAAGAATGAAAGTTTAAATAACTTTACTTCTAAGCCTGGTAAATCCATAAAATCTGTTATCGCCGGTAAAGTCTATTCTATGGATGTATATATTAAGAAAGACTCAAATTACAGCAATTTTGTTGAATTCACAGGTTCTGGTATTTATTCAGCGTCTTCGGTGGAACCATTTTATCCTCATAATTACTTTAGCGAAGAATTCTTTGGACCTCCTTCTAAATGGCTTGAAGATAATACTTTGGCAACACCGGAAGTACAAAATGGAAATTTTTTAACAAAATTCTCATATCAGCCATACGCTCCGCCTTACTATTATGGAAAATCAATTGCAAGATTAAGTTATTCATCTAGTTTTGATGGCTCTACAACAATTAAGGATATATTAGAAAATCTAAAAATTGAATTTATTAATACGGAAAAAGATAATGAGTTATCCGCCATAAAGGTTGGAAAAATCGGAGGAGGAATAACCTATTACTACGATACTGCCGCAGCATATACAAATTCTATGAATCTGGGCGCTTGTATAAATTTTAAGCAGCTATCCACTATTAAAGACATAACATACGATGCGTCTGGAAATCCTATTACTGTCGGTGATTCAACGCAGGACTCGCAGGATGTTTGGAGCATCCAGACGAAATTTGAAGTACCAGTTCTAAATTTTAATAATGATTTAAACATAAATGCAGCAAATTCATTAATTAAAACACAAAGCTTAAATAGCGGAAAGCAGTTTAGTAGTATTTTCCAAACTGTAGGATTATGGAGTGGATACGGTTCTGCGCCAGAATCCGGCAAGGGTATAGCTTTTGGTATAGAAGACTCTGTTCCTAAACTACGTTTTGATCCAATTTCAAAAACCTGGGTAATAAATGTATTAACTGGTTCACTAATAGATTTATGCGGCTTTCAAACTTCGCAAAAAGATATCGGAGCCGTTGCGGATTCTAAAGAAATATCAGAAGCGGTTATCCTAATCCCTTACGTAGAAAAAGGTTATGAAAACTTAGATAATAACTCCAATGCAAAAAATATACTAGGAATTATTGGAGAGAATGGAGTTTCTAGTGATACAAGAGATTTGGGTCCATTCTATTTCTCTATCGATAAGCAAAAGATAAAAGAATTAACCGGCACTGATTTTCAATTATTATCAAAAGATGTTGTAAAGAAGGCGTTAAATATTGGAAACAAAGATAATTCTATCTTAAAAACTATGGATTTAATGACATCCTATAATATTCCTCCTCATTTAGATTGGTTAAATAACAAAAATATTGATCCGTTTGTTATGTATGTATGCGAATTTAAACATACCCTAGATAAGCAAGACTTAACAGATATTTGGCAGGGACTAATGCCAAAAATAGCACAATCGGCTCAATTAGACGACTCTAGCTTTGAACATAAACTAGATGAAAGTGAATTCTTCCACGGTAAGAACTTACCAAATAATATCAAATTTAAGATCTTTAAGGTTAAAAAGAAGGCAAAAACTAACTATTACAGTCTAACAGCAGACAGTTCAGACGATAATAGATTTAAATTTAAGTTCAATAATCAAGAAAAACAAGTAGATTATTCTTATAACTGGCCGTATGATTACTTCTCACTAATCGAAATGGTCAACGTGGAAGCAACAACCGAATCTGGTATAAAAATTCCAGGATTTGGTGGATAGCAAAATTAAATTACAAGATAATTAATACATGGCATTCTTTAATAAAAAAGAGGAAGTAATCTCTCTAGAATTAACAAAATACGGTAAAGAAGCGTTTGCGTCTGGCAAATTTGCACCAGAATTCTATTGTTTCTATGATAATGATATAATCTATGATGCTGGCGCTACAGGTGTAGACATAGAGCAAAACGATGTAGAGGAAAGAATCGCATCTGATATTCCATCTATAAAAGAAAATTTTAATTTTTTTGAATCAAGCCTATCAAAACTTTCAAAGATAGCAATAGATAGGAATAATAGTTTTATTGGATTACCGATTGGTACATCTGATCCGCTTAACCCGTATTTCCCAGCTTGGGATATAAAAATCAGAAATGCAGCTATTAAAAACTGCGTTCCTGTGGTTTCTAAAGATGTGCAACCGTATAATTACATAGGAGATAATCCTATCCCACAAATAAATATAGATGATGTCTATCTTGATATAGTCATAGATAAAAGTTATGCTGACGAAAAGATAAATACTGCGGCTGGTGAGTTTTTACAGCTAGGACCAAAACCAGATAAATCGTTTGTTAAAAGCTTGGAGAATTATATTCTATTAGAGATAACAGAAGAAAATGGTATAGATATAGGAGATAATTTTGATATAGAATTCTTATCTGTCGAAAAAACAGCTGTTGGGACCCAACTATTAAATTTAAACACATACGATAAGATTAATAAATTTCCAACAAATAAAGTTGTAGATGGAATATTGATGGATGAATTAGATATCCCGACTCGAGATGTTCAAGATATTATGAATAAAGACGTAAAAGAACTATCAAAATATTTCAATGTTCAAGTAGATGAAGAAATCCCAGAAGAGCTAAAAGTGGAACGTTTGTATCTTTATAGTGGACAATTTAATAATCAAGAGGATTGCTAATGCTAGATAAGATAAATTATTCACTATATCTAACACTACAGGAAACTCCTGCCGTTTCAATAGAGGATTTTTATGTATCCGAGAAAGAAAAGACAAATAAGTATTGTATTGATCTAAATTTTTCAATTAGAGATACAGTAATTGGTGGAAATTCTAATATCGATCTTATTAAGTCCAGATTTGCTACAAAATGTACTGTTTTTGCTGTTAATAACGAAAAAGCTTTTAACTTAATCACAAGAGAAAATTATAAAGAGCATCTCAATAGCCATTCTATTGTCTACAAAAGAGTTATAGATATAGCTATCAAAGATAGAATCGAGAATACTGAATATTTTTTCGAAACAGACCACGTTATATTTCCTGGCGATAAAACACCAAAGAAAATAAAGCAACTGGAGGTCAAATACGGAATAAAGAACCCGCATAAATCTGTTATCGTGAGCAGATATTTTTATAAACCTAAGCTTATTTTAAATAAATATAACTTCATCGGCGTATTTGTTGTGTTTGAAGCAGACAAATCTATATATCCAGCCTCTATTCACTCCCACAAGTTAATATCTAACAGCAAGATAAATAACAGAGCGGATATCTTTGTTGATATTAGCGGTCAAAGACTATTAAATGTATATAACGAGGGCATAGTTAGACCAGATATGAACATAGCGAATAGCTATGGAATAAAATTACTATCGCCTCAAATCAAATCTATCAAAAAAACAACAGAAATGCCAATAATTGAAGATATATATAAAATTATCGAGCCTGTTGCACCTATTGAAAAAACAAAAGATAAAAAATATACAGACCTCTACCATTTCGTGGATACTGATAATAACCATTGTTATATCTACGGTATAGACATAGGTAAATTAATGAACTCCTCTGATATTGCATCTCTAAATGTAAATCAAAAACTGCTATATGTAAGCAGGACAACAGGACGTAAATACGAGCTAGATAATATCTCTATACAAAAGTTCGCCAACGTCCAGGCGTCAAATACCGGTATGATATTCTACGAAGCAAAGGATCACGATAAATTAAAATCATTAATAAATGGTGACTACAATCTTGAAATCCTTCTTGATATAACTAGCCACGATACCCATACTAAATCTAGCCATATTTTTAGTCATATAATATCAACTGATAATTATATAGCTGGGCTTCAATACATACTTGCCAGAAATATCGATATATCCGTAATTACAAGTGGAATTTTGAGCGACTTTCTAACCCCAATACACTTTTCTCATATAGATGAAGTGTATAACTTCAAACAAACGCTAGATTCATCTGGTGCAAAAAAGTATATCAGAGAGATAGGTAAAAAATTATTTGATAAATATCTAAACGATCATGTGTTTTTTATGACGGAGGATAGTCCCTCTAAGGATAAAAACCCTCAATTAAAGCAAACGATCTTTAAAGTTATAGATAATAAAGAAAAAACAAAAGCTCCGCATGCATCACAACCACAGCAAGCAGATCTAAAGAAAGACAATATAGATTTACTTGAAATAGATAACTTCTTTATTTTAAAAATTGGCAAATTTATTCAATATTTTAGATCGCCAGAGACAAAAACAATATATTCCGTAGATACAGATACGTCAAATATAATAAACTACAGTAGATTCCCCAATATTCAGTCCATCGTATCTATATTGAATAATATGAGCGATGATAAATTAAATTCTATAGCTAATTCTATAGCGCCAGACATCCAGCAAGATAAAAAAGGCTATATAAAACAACAAGTTGTAGAAACAGTAATTTCTGATCTATACAATAATTTCGGTTTCGATCCTTATTTTTATAAAGATACATATAGTCTTATATCTGTTTTATTAAAATGGGGAAATGTTGCAAGATTGGAAGTTCTGAAGTCATTTAATAATGGTATAGAAGAATGGGTAGCGTTAAGTAATATGAAGAGTCTAAAAGGATCTATGCCAACAGGACAAACATATATTTTTAGATTACGTCCTGTTGATTTATATGATTTTGGACTAGTTAGTGATCCACAATTACGATTTAATATCTATAACCAATATTTTGCATTGAGTACATAATATGGAAAAACGTTATAATGTAAGTACAAAAGTAACATCCGATGGTGCTGATAGCTTAAGAAAAGCTATCGGATATTGTGCACCATTTGATACTGTAAAGTTTCCATACGAATCCACCACCGATAGTATCAATCTATTACGTGAACCGACAGAAGAGTTTTTAAAAGTTGCAGAGTCTTCTACCGGCTCTGTAGACAAACCGATTGAGTACTTTAATACATCAGTTAATTATAATAACGATTCCTTTAATGTCAGATTTAATCAAACGCGACTACAAGACGAAATACAAACACTCACAGATAATTCTATAACAAACGAAAGAAGTCTAAATAATTTCTATGATTTTATAAATTCATCTGGTTCGCCAGTAGATCAACTTGCATTCACGAATGGTGTTATTTCAGACCAGTTTCACAAAACATATTTTTTTGATTACGAAACTTCTAAAAAAATAAATAACTATAATAAAAAGAGCCATATTAAAAAAAGCTATGTACAAATAAAAATTGATCTATCAAGAGTAATAATCAAAGATTCATTTTTTGATTTTTTACAGAAAGATGAAAAGTATAGTCAAATAGTGTTTAGAAACTATTTATTTTCATTTTATAAAGATGGAGGATCTACAGATACAGAAATTTTTTCAAATATCAAATTAGAAAGATCTAGATTCCCTTCTTGTATATATGAAAAAAAATTATTTGATGCATATGCTATAAACGTCAATGACCCAAATTATGCAATATTTAAAACAAGCTATACAAATTTCTCTATCGCTCTAAGTACATCGTATACTCTAAGTGAGTTACCTACAAAATCAAATAAGATACATCAAGACAAAAATGTCGTTCTAGCGAACGATTCAACTGATTTTATTCCAGTTTATTTAAAAATAGAGAAATATAAAAATAATCAAAAAACCGTATTGCAAGAGTTTTATATTTCAATTGGACCGGATGTCAAACAATTCAGCTTCATAGACTCTCAAGTGTTCTCTGGTGGACTTTATTCATACAAATTTAAAATTATAGGTATCTCAAAGGGTATAAACTATTACTATACAAAAGACGGCAATAACTACAAAATTAACTACGCCCCAGATCAACATAAATTAATAGAAGTTCCATTTGCAGAAAAGCAGGCATACGTTGATACGATTGCTCCAAGAAAGCCAGCAATTTCTCCAACTCTAATGCCAAGATTGGATAATAATGTAGTTATTCCTCTTACCTCTTCGCGAGCCAAGGAAGCAAATCTAATACCAAATAATGGATTTACAACTAATAAGATCGCAGTAGGACAAAGTATAAACTTTATTGATGATTTTGACTCGTTTTTGCTATATAGAATAGAAAACGAACCAACTTCTGTACTTGATTTTATTAATTTGACTCCTATAGCAACAATAAGCAGTAAGCTTAACCTCTATATGGATACAATAGAATATAATAAAACATACTACTATACCGTTATCTCAAAAAATATGAGTTTCTACTCTAACCCATCTGAGATTTTTAAGATTAGACTAGCCTATGATAAAGGCGCATTTATACCTCAATTTGAGAAAATAGTTCTAAGAGAAAAACCCCCAGAAGAGGTTTCTGATAAGTCTAAAAAGATGAAAAAATATCTTAAAATATCACCTTCTGTATATCAATATATCGTAAACGAGGCAGGAGGCATAGGTGATACCTATCAATATTCGGATATTAATGTCAAATCGGTCGGCACCAATGGCGCAAGTATATGGCAAAACGATATAGAAGATCCAAAATTTAAGGTTAGACTAACGTCTAGAACAACCGGAAAAAAGATAGATATAAATTTAAACTTTAAATATCGCATAATTAATAAATTCGAACAAAACAATTAAGGATACTATTTATTTGGTAGGAGATTACAGAATATGGCTTTTTTAAATAACAGTGGTGACATAATCCTAGATGCCGTTTTAACTGACACAGGCAGAATGCATCTAGCCAATGGTACTTTCAATGTCGAAAAGTTTGCTCTAGCGGACGATGAGATTGATTATTCATTGTGGGATATAGCTGGCACGACATCTACGCAGGATATCAGCATCTTAAAGACTCTTGTTTTTGAGGCATTTACAAATAATGCAGCAACCATGAAAAACAAGCTAATTACGATCCAGGGTTTAAAAGATATACTTTTCCTACCAGTTATGAGAATTAACAATCTGTCAACGGGTGGACAACCATATTCGACAAAAGTATTACCAAGCGGCTATATTGTCGCTGTTGATATTGCAACAGAAACTGCGCTTAGCGGCCTAAAAGGCAGTACCGCCAATAGCGTAGGGACATTCCTATTTGGTGCCACAACAAACAGCACAAGCGTACTAAGAGTTGATCTTGGTATTGATACAAGCGCAATTGATGTAATCGATGAAAATTTAAAAGAAAGCGCATTTACGTTTGAGATGGATAACCGCCTAGGGTATCTATTAGACGCAAATAAGCTTTCAATAGAATCAAAAAATAAGCAATATGTCGACGATGACAATATGGCAAGTTATCTAGTAACAGTTGCAGAGCAGAATCTTGTCGATTCAAATGTAATTCCTGTTGGTTCTACTGCTGCAAGCGAAGTTATCAGTGGCCCAAGAGACAAGTACCTAAAATTCTCTGTTGGCTCTTCGACTCTATTAAAAACAAGTACCTATCTATTTGATCAAATTGGCACAACAGTAAGCTTAACCGGCTTAACAGGTGGTACTGTTAAAGTTATCTATTCTTCGATTAACATTCAAGGCGTAGATACAGGCGCGCTCGTAAGCGTGCCAGTTGCGTATGTAAAATATATCGCTAGCTAATATTAAGGATTACATAAATGTCATCAACTTATAAGAATTTAGGACCAAACGATAAAGTAGTTTCAAAGACGCTACTATATGAAAACGTACCAGTCACTGGTACAATCGTCTCTGGTGCATACGTGGCTTCGGCGGGCGTTGAATCAAACATCTACCGCTATGGACACGGTATGTTCCAGACAGTATATGACTATCCATATGCTAGCTCATCAGCAAACTCGCTATTTGATATAACCGCCGGTTATAACAAGCAATCATTATCATATAATGTTGGATCGACACAAAATTCCACCAAGGTTAATATCTATAACCAGATGGCTAAAGTTCTTAATGGAGTAGACCCAACTGGTTCTGTTATACCATTCGACATGGATGGAAATACGTCAACAAGCAATACAACAATTGATAATGCGTTATTTATAACATTCTCTAGATTATTGGTCAAAGACGAGATCAAAAAAGGCTCATTCTCTTTAAGAATGAACTTAGCTGGCCAAAATAGAGCAGCTCTTGGTGCATTAACCGGTACAATAATTGATTATTCTGGTACGCTAAATCCTCCATCTTTTGGTACAAACTCACCAGTTGGAGAATATGGAATACTATATATCTCAGAAAGCAATGCCGCCTATCCAAATCCAGATAAAAGAGTTGGCTTAATCTATTATCAAGCAGGAGTTGCCGTATTGAATGCTAATCTGTTTGCGCAGAGTAGCTCTGCTTCCCCAGCTTTAGGCTATGCAACAAGTAGCCTAGGCCAATTATTATATGGCGATATGATGTATACGCTAACATCAAGCTATACAAACATCCAAACGCTTATGACAAGCGCATCAATTGATGATATTGGAAATGCGTTAAGAACTCGTATTAACAATGTCCAGCTACAAAACACAACAGAATTAAATTCTTCAATCTATTTCCTAAGATTAGATAACGATGAATTTAACTATAGCTCAAATCCAACTTATGTAAGCTCAAGCGCAATAAGAGTAAAAAACGGAAATCCTATGAATTCTGCAGTATCCTATATAACAACTGCAGGTTTATATTCAAGCCAAAATGAGCTTATGGCGGTTGCTAAACTATCTGAGCCTATCAAGAAATCAGAAGATCAATCGCTAATATTAAGAGTAAGATTGGATTACTAATATGATTTATAAGAGATTTGAAGAAGGCGATATATTACATAATACGCTGGAGGCAAATCCAGAAGTAAAGATCTCTATTAGCAATAAAAAGATATATATAAAGAACTATAATCCAACAGTAGAGGACGTTAGAGTTGCAAAAGAAAGCGGGCAGCCGCTCTCGGTACAGTCAATATCGCTTCCTCTATTGTTAACAGGATCGATATAATGGCTCGCACACCAAGAGCAGACGAGCATTATTTACAGATCATAAATAATGATTCTGTCTCATTCCCAGATACATCTAGAGCTGACTTGAATGTTAGCGGAACGGTATATTTTGATAAGGTACCAAAATCTACCATATCAATACAATATCTAACAGCATCAAGCGCAGGCACGCCATATACTGCACTTTCTTCAACGGTCGGCTCTGATCATAAATACTATCTTAATTCCTTAAAAAATACAATAAATAGCTATAGAAGCATATCAAAATATTACGATGATTCGTATTATACAGATAGGGAAGTTGCTATTGTATGTATACCTAGCGTTTTTTACGGTAAGAGCATACAAAAAGGCACAGTTGGGCTAGATTTTTATTATTCCGGCACGCTATATGCAAGAGCAGAAGACGTAAATTTAAATGGCGAACTTATTCAAACAACTGGGTCTGTAACTGGTGGTGTCGCTGGCGTAGTTCTGTATGACCAGGGCTTTGTGTTATTGACTGGATCTTGGCCTCTGCTCTCGGTAATGGACAATTATGTATATTATAGCGCCTCAACTGGGGTAGTTATCGGTTCTGATTATCCTAAATGGACAAATTGGGGTAAATCACTTGTTGCAGATATTCCAAGTGCATCATATGATATAAACTTTAGTGGCATAACAGAGATAAATACGTTAACTCTTTTAACTCATGCCAATAGAGGCGAATTTAATACATCTAACAACTTAACATACATAGACCACACTGCGAACACGCTATACACCCCAGCGACTAGCAGCAATTACTACATTGAAGATAAAAAGATACCTATTAAAAACACAGTTAATGTGCCATATACGCAAACATCTGGGTCTTTTATAAAGCAAGTATTTATAAGCAAAATTGGAATTTTCGATAAAGACAAAAATCTTTTAGCTGTGGCCAAATTAGCCACACCTCTAAAAAAATCAGACTCTAAAGACTATACAATCAAGCTTAAATTAGATATCTAATCTATTTATAAGTATGACTGAAAATCCAATAATCCCAAATACAACAATTGAAACAATTGATACAGCATTTTTTCGCTTTATGGATGAAACGCTAAATCTTCATTGTAATTCTGCCGATGGATGGAAAAAGGTTCCCATTATATGGGCCTCTGCAGAACGAGCATTTCAAGTAAAAGATAAAAAAGAGCTACGCGATGAGTTTGGAACTCTAATATTACCTATTATCTCTGTCGAGAGAACATCTATATCGAAAGATGTTAAAAATAAAGGTACATACCAAGCAAATTTAGCTCCAAAAGACAATAGAATATTTATTGCAAAGCAACTAAATCAAGATAAAACAGAAAACTTTGCCAATGCTGACTCTTTAAGAAAGAATTCGCAAATAAATTTCGTAACTTCGAAGAAAAACAAAAAGCAGGTATATGAATTTATATCTATCCCCATCCCTGTTTATGTAACTGTAGAATATAAAGTATCGCTTTTGACATCTTATGTAACACAGATGAACGAGTTACTACAACCAGTAATGACGAGAAGTGCGGCATTAAATTATTTTACAATTGACGCTGGCAACACACGGTTTGAATGCTTTATAGATCCAGAATATACACACAATAGTATAGCAGAACTTGATGAGAATGAGAGAAAGTACAAAACAGATATAAAAATTAAGGTTCTTGGGCACTTAATAGGCGATGGAGAAAACCAAGATAAACCTCAAGAAATCAGATTAGAGAATGCTGTAGATGTAAAATCTCCAAGAGAGAGTTTATTTCTTATCGAAGATGAAGGCAAGAAACTAAAACCGCTTCCAGTTCCTACAAATTACGGAAAAGTACAGGCTTCTGGCGTTGCCTTCAAGCAGGTATATTTAATTGGTGATGGTATTAATTCTCTTTATACAATAAATCACGGATTAAACACAAAAGATATGTATATAGCAGTAAGAGAGAATTTTAGTGGTTATGATCGCATAGAAGCCGGTATTGGATTCCAGGATTCAAACAACATAATTATTGATATGGGTGATATCATCCCAAATGATTCATACGCTGTTATAATTATTGGATAATAACAAGTGTAGCATACTAATTATTATACTTTAAGTAGTATAAACAGGCTTTATGCCAAGGAGTGATATATCGATGGCAAATCCATTGAAAGTTTTAACAGCGTTAAGCGCAAGTGCTGGCGCGGTAGTTTCTGGTAGCGATGGTTTAAAAGTTAAGCAAGGTGGATTAGCCGTTGAAGCCGGTAATCTAGCTGTAACAGGTACAATTGCTGCAACCCAAGGCATCACATTATCTGGTACGTTAGACTTTACTCAAGATTCACAAATTACAAGCGTTGCACTATCGTCTGGTGACGGAGGCGCGTCTGCTACATTACGTATTATACCAGACAAAGATTTAATCGTAAATCATCAATATATCGTTGTTGACCCAACAAGCCCAAGCCATATTCACTTACGTGCTGGTGGTGATATTGATGCTTCAAATGCTGATCTATTTTTAGGCGGTGAGAAGGCAAATGTTCAAGTAACAGACGGTGCCACACATAATGTAATGATCCACTCAAGCGGTACAACAACCCATGAGTGGATATTTGGTAACGACGGCATCTTAACTCAAGATGGTTCTGCTTTAGCGCTAGAGAGTTGGGTAACCGATGGATTTGTTGCTAAAGATGGCAGCGGTAACGTAATAATTGATGGTAACCTTACCGTTAAAGGAACTCCAACACAGATAGAAAGTAATGTTGTAAATATTGGCGATATCAATCTTAACCTAGGAACGGGAAGTGCAAATCTATCTTTAATTGATGGAGGTGGTCTTTCGTTAGGTAGCGGTTCACTTGTTACATTAAATTATGTAAGCGCAAGTGATGCATGGACATCAAATAAAAATCTTGATCTAGGCGAAACAGGCGTTTATAAATTACAAGGAACCACAGTATTAAGCGGAACATCATTAACAAATATTAATAATGCACCAGATCTATATAATATCGGTACTAATGGTGGAGATGCTGTTACTATTTATACATACAGTGACCCCGATTATACTTCTTCATATGCTCAGTTTAATGTTGCTGCCGGCATTGATATATTTGCAAATGGATGGATGTATCTTAATGCAAATAGCGGCGTAGACATTGGAAATTATACATCTGGAAGCGACGGAACAAATGCCCAAATTAATATTGCTAACGATAATACTAATGGAGCTGCAAAAACTGTTAATATCGGTATCGATGGATACTCGATATTAAATCTTGCTGGTACAACAACTCTTTCTGGTACACTAAGCATCTCAAGCTCTGCTGGTGGTGTAGTATTAGACGTTGCAAAAGAAATCAATGATGTTAAATCATTAGTTTCTGGCGTAACAATTGTTCACGCAGAACGTTATACAAGTCTAAGAATCGTGCTAACGGCAAGTGTTGGCAGTCCAACAGAAGATGTTGATTTTACACTTTCTGCAGCGGGCGACGGTGCAGTTCATGGTTTAGTTGCCTCAACTGCGGCAGCTCTATCGGATAAACTAGCAGGTGCCTCGTTTGACGTAGCGGTTCGCGTAGATGGTTCAACAACATGGACAAATGATTTAGTTTCTCTATACGTTGCACCAGTTAGTGCATCAGAAGGCTATGTTCCAAAAGCAACAATTAGTGCACCAGCATTAGAGGCAAACTCTATTGTTCGTTTAATTGTAGTAAATGAGACAAGCGGATCAATTCTATAATAAAATAGAGACAATCTAGCCTAAAGGTGGGACGGTTTAAAAGCCGTCCCATTTTTATTATACTATTTATTATATGAAGCGCAAAATAACATATTTATTAAAAGATTTCGATGAAATGACAAGGGAAATCCTTTCTCATACAAAAAATTTCAAATCTCAAGTTGAATTGCTTAAGCGCCGTCAAGATATATTTGATGAAATTGATAAAATGTCTAAAAAATACGACAAAATTATTGCAGAAATAGAAAATGAAAGCGAAGAGGAATATGAAATATAATTTTAATTTCCTACAAGTAGCAAATTGGGTGTATCAAATACGAAATAATCTTAAAAAATTAAGATCACGTCTCGATAAAGAGAAGATCTCAAAAGAAGAGGCATTATCGCTATTAAAGTCTCAAAAAAGATACCTAGAACTAATTAAAGATATAATTAATAAAAAAACTCGTCTTCACGGAATTCAGCCGGATTTCTTAAAAAATCTAAATAATATAAAAAAGGAGCTTGGCGTCGAAGACAAATAGGAAATCCTTAAATGGCAATAACCAAATCGGTTAAAGTTGTATCAGATTTAGTAACCAACAAGCAGGTTATAAAGCAAGATATTGACGGAAACATACTTTTTAAGATTTCTGGCACATTAGATAACGGTATAGTTAGCTCATCTTTACCAATAAGCGGATCTGACCTATATCTAGACGGAAAGATATACCCAGGCATTAATGTTCTGGCGGATGTTAGTGCGTCAAATGCCTCCGATGGACAGTTTCTTAAAAAATTAAACGGCAAGTGGATACCGGCAGATGTCAATGTTGACAACGTTGCTGTAAAAACAATAGGATCCATAACCGGTAGTGGCCAAACCAACAGCGAAATACGTCTAAAAGACGATGTAGTAGTTGTTAATTTAACTGCAAGCACTATTCAGCTAGCTGGGCCATTAATAAATGACCCATCTTCTCCAACTCCTTTTTCTTCAACAGATATTGGGCCTGGAGAGGTTAAAAATATTGATGTATTTTCGCAACAGTTCAACGCAGCAAAATATATTGTATTGGCAAAATCAATAAATCATTCACAAATAGCAGAAATTCTTGTTGTAAAGAACCCAACTGGCGTTCTTGCGACACCGTATGCTATTTCGCATACTTCTGTATCTCCACTTGCAACTTTTGGAGTCCAAAAAAACGATATTAACTCTACAATAGAACTATTTATAACGAATAAGCATATTACATCAGTAACTGTAACTATGCAAAGAAGTTATTTGATATAAACTTTAAGGGAGACTAGACCGATGGCAAACGGAATTTCGAGATTTAATTTACCTACAGACTTAAATGTCAGCGGTAATGTAGGCGTAACAGTAACAGGGTCAGTATATGTACAAAATTCTGTTAGTGCTAGCTCCTTTACAGGTAGTGGCGCGGCGATTACAAATATTACCGCCTCGCATATATCTAATTTTACTGCTGATGTAAGATCGCAGCTAACCGGTGGTGATGGAATTATATATGATCCATCTACTGGCGCGATTAGTGCATCGTTTACGAACTTTGAATTAACCGGTGCAGCAACTCCTGGTACAAATGCATACAATATTGTTATCCAAAATGGTAACACTTCTCATCCAAGCGCGTCACTTGCAGCAAATATTAGTCTAACAAGCGTAACTGCATCGTTTAGTGGTAGCGGTGCTAATCTTACAAATATTCCTGCCTCTTCGGTTGTTGGATTGAATCTTGATCGCATTACTATTGGTAATGTAACAGCAAGCGTTATAAATTCTGTAAGCTCAAGCGAACCAGCATTCCAAATTACTAAAGCAGGAGTACCGCTATTTACAATAACAAATAGTGGAAGTTTTTTTACACAAGGCAACGGGGTAACTTTTGATGATGGAGCAGGAGGATATTTTACTGGCTCGTTTGCAGTAGCTGAAGGAATAGCTTCGTATGCTTTAGCTGATTATAGTCACGCAGAAGGCAACAGCACCTATACAAATGCACCTTGGTCCCATGCAGAAGGAGAAGGATCAGAGACATTTGGCACAGGTTCACATGCAGAAGGTTATAACACATATGCTTATGGCAATTGGTCACATAGCGAAGGTAATTCTACCGAATCAGATGGCGAAGGTTCTCACGCAGAGGGAAATATTACTTGGGCAACAGGTTCTTATTCGCACACCGAAGGAGAAGGGTCTTACGCAGAAGGTTATGCATCACACGCAGAAGGGGAAAATAGCCATGCATATGGCGACTATTCGCATGCTGAAGGTTGGAATACGTATACATATGGTACTGGGTCACA